CACTTCTGATGTAATATCTGCCCTTATGATATCGAGATTTGTTTGCAACCGCTCTCTAGTCTGGAAATACTCATCAATGCCTGCTGAAAGAGCTTCGTCCACCTCTGGCGGCAGATGTTCCCGTAGTGTTGCGAGAATGGCTTGTGCCTGATCACCCTCCAATGCCGCTTGCGTTGTTACGTATTCTGCTACTTTCTTTTCTAGACTCATAATTACCTCCCTGTGTGTTGTTCCTTACCTGTATATACCAACTCGACCGCCTGAAACCACTATTATTTTCAAACTATTTTTAGCCCCCCGTCAAAGCCGCCCAGGAAATAGGAAATAACGGCTCAATCGCCGCCCCTAGAGCCCTAGCGAACTCCCGAGCCTCTTTTTGCGCTCCGGCCCCTATACGATTATTATACACGCGGGAAAAGAAATATAGGCTCCCGGTCCAGTAAACATTCGACATCGTATTCAGCGGCAGCACAATTCTCGCCTGCTCCGGACAAACGCCCTCCCTGCGTAGGGCCCGATATATCTCCAACGAGCTTTTAGTAGCGATCTCGAGTTGTGTTGCAGGCCAAGACTGATACAGCATATCGCGCCCGCTACCCTGCTTATTAGATGCTGCGCGCCTACGCCAGGACCTAGGCTTCCAGAACTCCGGATCGCTGTCTATATACCGGCGCGACTCCTCGGACCACACCCCGCCAACCTGATGCTTAACCAGTTGCCTCGCCAGAAATATAGGAATCGTCATACGGATCGATATATGAGGGTGCGCGAAGGGAGTAAAATGCTGCGGCTCTCTCTTGAACTCCCGCATACAGTCCTCGTTGTCGCAGTGTTTCAGATTGTTGCTATACACCCCCATCTCATGCGAAGTCAGCCCATCCGCAAGCATCCGTATCAAGTCCCTATCCCGCTCCGTAATCTCGGTGGATTCCTTAGCGAATGACACCCGCGCGGCATTTACGACAGTTAGATCGCTGCCCATCGACTCCACAATCTCTACTCGTATTGAACTATACTTTACCATCCCCGCCCCACTTTACTCACCCGTAGCATATCGTCCGGCCATATAGCGAGGGAGGCATTACCCACACTCACAAGCCAATCACCGACACACCCATTCAACACATCATGCCCGACCGTGAAGGTGAATCGGACTATTTCCCTGTCCCGAATTACCGCGCCGCTTATCTTGCTAACATCTCCGTAATGCTTCATATGCCCGCCTCCCTATCCGCTAAAGCCTTTTGCACCCGTTCCTTTGCTATCTGAAAGTATTCATCATCCAGTTCTATCCCGATAAAGCGGCGGTTCAGCAGCTTGGCCATCTTGCCAGTCGTACCACTGCCCATGAAAGGGTCGAAAATCGTATCTCCTTCGTTTGACCAGCTTAGAATGTGGTCTTCGGCTAGTTTTTCAGGAAATGTTGCACTATGGTTTGTTTTATCATTTCCAGCACCAACAATATATTCAAATATATTTCCTTTTATTTTTTCCATTTTATAAGTTAAAACTTCACTTCTGTTGTGCCTTATACTGTGGTTATCATAATCTCTTGGCCTCTTAGGATTATACTTTTTTCCGCCTAGTTTTGTTGGTATTTTAATTGGATTAAAAGTGTTAGGTTTTCCTTTACTAAAAACAAACATATATTCAAATTCTTGCTCATATCTATTATGAGTTAAAGGTATAGGGTTAGCTTTTTGATATATCATCGTATCGTGCAAATTAAAACCACACTCCATAGCCCAAAGCGCTTGCTTAAAGCTAGTACCTGTCTCGCTGCCCTTAATCGTGGCGTCTCCAACAACCCACACCACAACACCACCACTGGCTGTTACTCGGTATAGCTCTCTAATAGCTGCTTTCCAAACATGCTCGCCCCACTGCTCGTTATTCCCGTTGTAGCTGCGTAGATTGTCGTATGGCGGGCTTGTTACTGTTAAATCAACACCACCATCGGGTATTTCTTTCATCCGCTCAAGGCAATCGCCGTGTAGTAGTTTAATGTCCATGCCGGCATTCTCCATCTCCTTCCGAACCAGCCAGTTCAGCGTGCGGGATACCGACGCTGATCTGTGCGTTCGGGAAATAAAATGATCCGCCGCAAGCCATATCGTTCTCGAAGGTATAACCCTCCCATCCGGGTTTGTTGCACCCCATGTTTGACGGTTCGTCTGCTCGCTTGTTGAAGTGCTTCACGTAGCAACAAGTGGAGCATTTCTTTTTGATGACTTTCCACTGTCCATCGACATAGAACTTCCCGAAAGTGTTTTTCATATCTTTATTCTCGTTAGTCATGAGTCACCTTTGACGTTGATTGTGGTTGTGGTCATTTCGCGCCCTCCGCGCAGAACTCCTTGTAAGACTCGACCGCCAGCTTTGCGCTTGCAAGCTCATCCTCAACTTCATACTCGCTTCCGTCCGCATTCGCTTGTCGCATTGCATTTCCAGCAAGCTCGATTAAATCCTCAAGCTCTCTCACGGCGGCCCTTAATACTTCCAACTCGCGAACGATGTCTTTCACATCGTCCCAATAACAAAGTTTCCCGTCTTCATCAAACTCGGTTCTCCCTGGAGAATATGGCGGCGTCTCTATCGTGTATCGCGGTATTTTGGGATACAGCACCCAATTCCCTTTCTGTGCCGCTGCATAGCTGTACTCGTCCTCGCTGACTACTTCGCCGGTCAGCGTGTTTTGATAATGTCTCATACTGTTCCCTTTAATTTCAACCATTCACCAAACGACTCACTACAATCAGCCATTAGGTAAGCCTGATACCGTGCGGCACTTCTTGATGGCTTGCGGATAACACCCATTCCAAGATACACAACTTCCCATGTAGGATGGGCATTCTTAATCACACCTGGTTTATCGTCATCAAAGTTAACCCCGATGTAATGCCCTCTGTCTTCCGCTATGATTCCGGGCTTGCCATCCACTGTTACACGCCTACCGATGCAGGCAGGCACACCATAGTAAGAACAAGCATATTCACAACTCATATTGTTCTCCTTGTGGGGGCGGTCGTTGAATTGTCCTTCTTCTGGCTTCTGCGTTTGTAGTTTAGCCGATTTGCTTTGTTTTGGCACTCTTGACACATCAACCGATTTGCTTCCCGCTCTTTCCCACAACTGGTACAACGGCCTTCAACTACCGCGAGTAATTGATGCCTCCGCTGCCTAGATACTCCCATGCTTATGTTTGCACTAGCTAAAATATTACCCAGAACCTCACTTTGTTCTTGGATTTGTCTAAAGATTGGTTCTCTCTCGGCTAGTATTTCTACGGCGTTTCTGTCGCCTAGCTCTTTGTTTTTTCGTGCCCCCCAGCGTTGCGCACGGGTTTCCAGTACAGCAACTCTTTTCCACATTAAATTTATTTCCCGAATCATGCGCTCGGTCTTTACCAACATCCCCTTGGCTTCTTGCTCTGTCATAATCTCCCTATAGTAATTTCAGTTGTTTGTTTTCAGCATACAATCGTTCACAACATTATCTCGAAACCGCCACCGTTGAACAAAAGGTAGAAAAACCTCATGCTCTTTGTGTGCCACGGGCGACGGTAAACTGCCCATCCAAAAAACGTTGAAGTATGTTCTTTGCACCATTCACGTCAGCATCATCCGCATGACCGCAAGCAGTACACTTAAATACTTCTCCATTCCTTGACTTCTTGTCGATTGCTCCACAAGAATTGCACGTTTGAGACGAATATGCGGGTTCAACGAAAACCAAATGCACACGGTGCATCTCAGCTTTCTCCACCATCCGTCTATAAATCAAGTCGATATTCCAATTTCCAAGTAACTTTCGAGTCGCCTTTCCAACGCGTCCTCTGGTCTTCTGTGTTATGTTCAGGATATTCTCCATCACCACAACATCAGTATCCCAAGGGAATCTGTTGGTCACGAATCCGATGTAGTCTTTAATCTCCTTCCTCGTCTGGTTCCAATTACGTGAGTTCTGTTTTCTCCTGTTCAGCTTGTCCAGCTTTGAACGTAACTCCGTTCCAAGCTTTTCTCCATCGCTGGTGGTCAGCAGTTTGTTTATCCCGATGTCTACACCAACAGCTTGCCCCTGCTGACCTGCCTTTGGGTCTTCCTTCTCCCAAAACACATCAGCATAGTATCTGCCCTGACTATCTCGTCGGAGGCATATGGACTTCCGCTGCGTCCACCCTGCCTTCTCAAAGTGTCTGCTTCGCTCGTGATGCTTCGTTGGAAGTATGAGACTTTCCCGATTACCGAAGATGCTACCTAAGCGTATCCATAAATCAAATTCCGAAGACTTGTCCGCATCCTGAATACGCACAAGGTCGGAGTTCAGGTCAATCGTGTTTCCATTGAACACCGGCATCTTTATTCGGTGCCTAAATGCCATTCCTTTTGACCACTCAGACCATCTTGCAGACAGAATACCGAGTATATCACGATTGCGCTCTTTAGCTTTACTGTAGGCTTTCTTGTACGCTTGATAAATCTTCTGCTTATCCCTCTTTGCTACAGACTTGAGTATCTTTATCGCTTGATTGGCAGCACATTTCCGAGCTTTGCCCATCATCCAAGAATCAATTTTGCCGTAGACCTCGGCATTAGCTTTTCCGGGCAGCTTGTCGGAATTCCAGTACAATTCGATGAAGCCATTGACGACACGAGCATACTCGGCAAAGAACGAATCCAGCTTTTGCCGCTTCGCCGCCGTAGCGAACTTCAATGTATGCTCTACACGCCGTATCATTCCTGTTCCGCCTCTTTTTTCTTCGGAACAAATACCCAGCGAAACCCACCAGCAGATTTATATTTACCACTTATGTTGAGGGAAATAGAGGCATTACGCACACCCGTACATCTCTCTGCCTCTCTTGCTGAGCTATATACCACCCCTGTCTCCACACACATAACCGGCTTACCATTTTTCAATCCTATCTCTCTTTTAGCTTTTTCCGACATCTGTTTTCCATACATTCCATTCTTTTCGCCAGTGTTGCATTCTGATATTCTTTGTTTGACCTCATCTGTTTGTTTTTTGCCGTACATGGGATTCTCTTTGCCGAACCGATGGGTTCCATACATTGGGTTACGCTTCCCTTTTCGCATCTCAGACAGTTTTTGCTTTGTAGCATCAGATGCTCTCATTTCCGTATGTTTTTGTGCTATCTTTTTCTTTGTTTCTTCAGAGTGTTTTTTCCCATACATTCCATTCTTTTCGCCGGTATTGGCAACAGATATTCGTTTCTTAACATCGTCAGAAAAGATAAATTGGTCTCCACCGGATTTCAGATTTACACAGTTAGTGTCTGTCTCGAACAGGTCGCCAACATATACCTCTTCGAGCTGATTAAGGACTTCAGGGTTGTCAGCAAAGGCTAACACTTCTCTTGTAAATTCCGCCAAGGGGTATTTCTTTAGAATCTTTTTCCAGACAGCACCACTGCCCCAGTAACTCTCATCTATTTTCCCGCCCTTTCTACATACCCGCTGCCCAATGTAAAATCTTCCTGAAGGTTCATGGGTAACTTTGTAGATATATCCGTAGCTCATGGAACCCTCCTCCAGTGATTCCCCCAATCGTCCTCAACCAACTCGTTCTCAAAGCTCTTTGGAAAGACCTCTTCAACGCATTCAATCTCGACACCGTGGCTGTTGAAGAATGCCTCAAAGACCTCAAAGCAAAATCGAGTTAATCGGTCTTTATATTCAATCACAACCAAATTGATTTTATGGTCTGCCACCAATTTGAACAGTTTCTTTAGATGTGGTCGCTTGGCTTTCATACCTGAACAAACGTCTACCAACACTGCCTCTACCTTGTATTCCTTTACCGCGCAGTGTTCGAGAAGCCTCACCTTTTGGCGGTCGAGGTCACCCTTCTGTTTCTGGTCTTGGGAGGAAACTCTGGCGTAGACAGCCACTTGGTTCTGAGACGCTGATTCTCGTACAGTGCCTTGAAGTTTCTCTATATCAGATTGGCGATAACGACGGTGACCACCTGCCGTGCGTAGGGCGATTAGCTTCCCGTCATTATCCCAAACTTGGAGTGTCTTTTTAGTCACTCCAAGCCTCTGGGCTGCATCACTAACTGTTATCAGTCTTTCCATCTTCACTCCCAAACATCTCCTGAAACTTCTTTACCCATTCGTCGTACACTTCTTGAAAATCTTCAAGAGACGGAACGTCTTCAAGTTCGATTGGGTGGTCATAAACTCTCCCGCCCTCCAACTCGAACTCTGTTTTCGTCACTCGAACAACCTTCATAGATTTCACCTTCATTTAGTTTTCTCCTTTAATATACGCCATAACGGGGCGATTGTCAATATCGTTTCCCTACTTTTTTCAACTTTTGTTCATGCTTTGGGCTACTGTTAACCAACCCGCTACACGTATAAAATTACCCATCAATCTTTCTTCCTTCGCCAAAAACTATTCCTAACAAATTTGCCAGACTCAAAGCCCTGTAACAAAACCACCTCTCGGTTAGGTGGTGCTGCCTTCTTTCTAGCCATGATGCAATGAACCCGTGTTATTCTGTAGGCTTTTTCATCGTCTGTCTGCGAGATACCAAATACGGCGGTAGCATGGTCTAGTTTGCGCCTATCTTCGTTTACATGTACTGCCCCCACGGATGTTTGACCATATGCTGATCTATTTGCTTGTGTGACGGTTACTATGCATGGCCTGTCCCCTGTTTGTGATAGCTTCCGCAGTTGTTTCCATCGTGCATTTTCTTTATGCCGTTCTTCAGATGCTTTTACTCCCGCTTCTAGTCCCATAATATCCGCATAGTCGATTAACACTATATCTGGTATAAAACTCTTTGCTTTATACACCTCAAGGATGCGTTCAATTTCGCTGCATGTTAGTGTGTCTGTCGGGTATGCTCTGATGATAAACTTGTTCTTGCCATTGCGCCGTTTGCTTATTTCTTTGTGACGATTTAGTCCTGTCCAACCCTTATATTTTACCGAGCGAGTTTCATAGTACCATGTCGGAGTAAGGTCGGCATGCTTACGAACTGCTGTACAAGGGGTGTATCCTAGGGGCATATCTCGCAGCATGTCTTCTGGACTAGCATATTCTGTCATTAGCTCTTCAACCGTTTTAGGCAAGGCAATGTTGTTTGTGCAATATGGGCATTCTCCACGCTGATGTTCTTTGGAATCTAGTACGGGGTAAGCAAAGTCACCTGAATACTGCTCTTCACTGGCAATATCACCAACCGACATGATGTGCCCGATTCTATTTGCCGAATCTAGCTTATCCATGTCTCCAGCGGTCAACAATAATACGTTCTTTCCTGAATTATACGCCACGGAAGCTAACGTAAATAGGCACCATGTTTTGCCTACTTTCGCTGTAGCTAGGAAGAAAACAAGCCCACCTCTTTTTATGTGTGGAGAAACTAAACTTCCAAATGCCCCACCCATCACCACTAGGGGTTCATCGTTCGCCATAGACGCAGCCATTAGCAAATCGTCCATATCTAGCACGCTGAATTCCTCTGCCCCAACATCATCTACAGGGGGGGCTGACCGTAAAGCTTGCTCGGCCCTCGAAACATCACCTGAATCTAGTGCGGAAGATAGGCTTGATTTGGTTTTCTCTAATGATTTACGCTTGAGAAAAGTAATTGCATTGTCTATTTCGTATGCTGCATTGAAAATCTCCCCAAGCTCTAGCCCGTCAATAAAGTCTATGATATCCCCTAAATCCTGATCAGCTAGCACAAACTCTTTTTGGTTTTTGTCGAGAAAATCCAGAATATATTTTTTAGATGGCGCGGTCTTGAACTTCTTAAAAAACGCCAAAGCTGCGGAAATAATGGAATCTGCCCACGGTACAGGTAATAGCCCCTGCCAATTCGGGATAGTAGCAAACGCCCTAATATACTCATCCGAACAAATTACGTTACGAACTATATCTCTGGTTAGAACAACATCTAACGACACATCTTCAATTTCTAGTTCCATTATCGGTTCCTAAACATATTGAGCACATCGAACACATCCACAACCGCAGCCCATTCCTCGATTGGAACAAATGTCTTGTACGAATACTTACTGCGGTATGCTGCGCACAAATCTGGGATGGCGAGTGCAGGTAAAATCTTATTGAGTATCGAATTCTCTTTATCTGCCACGGGTAATTGTACAAGGGCATCAATCGAAAATGAGTCACTGTGCCTGCAAAATAGTGCCAAAATCAATGTTGTGGTGTACTCATTTAGCCAGCCTAGCTCTGTGCTTGTTTCTCCCTTCGTCCGCAACATAAGCAAATCAGTTATTACATCAGAAATGCAAGACTCAAACGGAAACATCACGTTAGGAAAATATATTGTGTTGCCCCTAAAAATAAAGAACTGCGCAATGCTCCCCACTAGCTCCAAATCATAGCTATGCATCTTGGAAGAATTGTACTTGATGCGTGAAATCTCTTCTTCCCTCTCGGCAAATCTCTCTTCACGAATCTTCTTTGTTTCTTCGTCTAATTCAGATGTCCGTTTGCGTTTTGCTTCTTTCTGGATTGAGTTTTCTTCAATGGCGGCTTCCCATCTTTGTTGGTTTAGCCAGGTTGTCATCATTGGGATATAGCCACTTAGCCACTGTCTTGTTGTTTTCTGGTGCTCGATAGCGGAAATAATTACATCGATAGGTGGTAATACACCCTTTTTGCGTAGCCTTTCCCATGACTGAAATGGCTTCACATATCCCTGATGCCTGTCTTTTGGATATGCCTGATAAAAAGCTAAAAAGTCTGCGGAGTATTGTGCTTGCAGCTTTTCTTGTCTTGTTTGTTTTGCGTTCATAGCCTTACCCATATATACCAACTCGGATAGCTGAACTCACTATTATTTTTGAATTATTTTAGTTGAACAGAGCACAACTGAACAGAGCGGAACACCTACTGAAAACAGCACTGAAAAATAAAAACATCTAGATGGCGCCCGAAAATGTACACGGTTTTTATTTGCGGGGAACTATAGTTTTTCGCCCACCAAAGATGTGTGTATTTTTGGCGGGAAAGTATATATAAATTCTTGTTTGTTTCGGGAAATATATTGCATTTGGTCATGGTCTTGGACATGGTGAAAATACGTGGTTTATGTCGGGAAATATATATTCTGGATAAATTTAGTTCAAAAGTGAAAATTCAAAGAAAAAGAAATAAAAGGTTTCTCTCTCTCCCCCTTTCTTCCCCCCTTTTCTCTTTCCCCTCACCCCTATCTCTTAACCCCCCTATAATCCCCCCTCTCTCTTTTCCAAAACAAAGAAAAAGAAAGGTGTGTTTTTAATATCTTTTTAATTAGAATTGTATGTTTGCTACTAGAAAAATTTATTATGCGCGCATGCGCGTATACATGTGTGCGTGTATGCCAGAAAAAACACAAAAACAGCAAAAAGTGCCAAAATATAGTTTGTGATTTTCCATATACTCGCTAAAACGCCCAAAATAGCCCCTAGAATCGCTTTTGCCCCTAAAACCATACTTGCCCATAGACCCACCCCCCTAAACGCAAAATAGATAGCAAAGAACGCCACTGCGCCCCACTGTAGGAACTTACTTGCTCTGTGTTTGTCAGTTTTCCCCATCAATAGCCCCCAGTAATCCGCAAAAACGCCACAAATGCCCCTAGAATCGCTTTGAGTAATAAACCTATGCCCGCCTATAGCTTCCGACGCAAAAACGCAAGGATACCCACAAAGAATCGCACCTTGCCCTATAACAGCGGCATGTTCTCTCGGGTTTTCTGTAGTCTAGCCTTCGCCATAGTGCAATATTCGGCATTTTTCTCTATCCCGATGAATTTACGATGTTCTAAGATGGCTGCCTTACCCGTACTGCCCGAACCAGCAAATGGATCCAAAACTACACCATCAACATCGGTGGTTAGCCTGATGAGCCAACGCATAAGTGATGTAGGCTTCACCGTAGGATGTAGATTACCAACATCATCATCTCGGTCGGCTTTTGATGCTTTTGGACGTGAGAAGATGCGTGATTCAGTAGTTCCCGCAGCAAATATTGTCCCGTCATGTAGTATATTTGTAGGCCATTTGTCGTCATCAGTCTTGCATGCAGCGATGTTCAACCCACCAGTCCCATGTTTGATAGTATTGCCGGCGACTGTCCCTTCAATAGGCTTCCGACACAACAAAATTGGTTCATAGGCAGGTTTTAGCGCTGTCCCCCACCCGTGATACTTCTTTGCTAGCTCGGATACAGGAATACCACCATCTTTTTCGTGATAACCTCTCTTTCTCGCATTGTCTAACCATGGTCGAGTGCTGCCTGGAATGTCTACTTTGCCATTTCCCCGCAAAACAATTCTCGCTTCTGAAAATGGCACCCTAATTTGTTCTCGCTGCATTCCTAGTTCTTTGTCAATACGTTTTGAAATATCTTGGCTACGTGGAAACCCTGTATTAAATAACCACATCAGGGTGTCGCGTAGTTCAAACCCAGCATCTTCTAGCGCAACTGCCATCCGATGTTGAGTTCTAGTAGCCGCAAAAGACACCAAGAACCCGCCTGGCTTTAGTACTCGCAAGCATTCAGCCCAAATATCAGCCGCAGGAACATCAGAATCCCACTTTTCACCTAAAAACCCTATCCCGTATGGTGGGTCAGTAACAATGCTATGGATGGAGTTAGCGTCCATCTTAGCCAGCTCATTAATGCAATCTCCAAGTATCATCATAGGTCGTACTCATCTGGGTTTAGTAGTGTTTGCAGTTTTACGGGAAATTCGAACTTGCCCCGCTTATTTTTGATGTATCGCATGGCTTGTTGTGCGTCTAAGTGTTCTATGTGCGGCAAAATAAGTGACTCAAACAACTTAGGTATGCCTGTAATTGGAGTAGTTATCATCATTTCTACCCCTCTCCGTAATAGTTTATATACGATTTCTCCCTTCTTTGATAGTTCAGGTACTTCATCAACGTTTTTGTGGCTGACGATATATTTCATTTGCCACTTGAATATTTTACCTAGCTCTTCATCGCTAAGTTTCATTGCTTCTGGGAATAGTACATGCGGCATAGATAAACGACTATTGCGCATATCAGATAATAGCCGCTTCCTAATTTTAGCCGCATCAAGTTCTACCTTGTGCCTTCTTGCTGCTCGATTCCCCGCCCCAATTCTTGCAAGTGTCATTTTAGTCCTTTCTGTATACAACTGTTCCTGTGGTGTTTGCCAACGAGTATTTAGGCGCAATTCGGCAGAAAATCTCAAAACATAGGATTGTGCCTTTGCTGCTTTCAATGTAGATAGCCACCTTCTTGCGTGCCTTTGCCGCTTGTACTTTTTGTTTATGGTCAGCATCTTCTGCAAAACGTACTGCTATAGAACGCATGCCGTACCCCTGTACTTCGATCTTCTTTTGATATGGTATGCCCAAATCATCACTCCACGCATGTACAGTGAAAATGCCCCCGGTTGATTTAGTTTGCTTTATTGGTACTGCTTTTTGTGTATTAGTTACTTGCATAGTTTCTCTTCTATTTTATTTATGATGTCAAAAATATTTTCTACCATTTGCTCATGCTGTACCCCCGTCATGTCTGGCTTGAGTAGTTGCTTAAGCATAGCGTCGATTAGTTCTAGTTTCTCCCACCTAGCAAGCTTGGATTCGTCTTGTGTATCCTCTGCTAGTTCCACCTCAATTACATCCGCTAAATTTGGAGATGGTCTATATATTAAGCCGCCTTCTGAATAACGGGATGGGAGTGGTGGGAACTCTACGTTGTTTATTGCTGTTGTCATTGTTTGGATTCCTTTTTATTAGGGGTTCAAAAGCGTATTTCTGACCTTCTCTACCATCTCATCGGTAAATTCACCTGGGTCTTTGAATTCAGCCACTCGGACACGCTTGGAGTTACCACCTAACGATGTAACTGTTTCCGCTAGTTTTCTCCCTGCGTCTTGTGCCTCATCCGTATTGTCGAACATAATATAGCTTTGCTTGTACTTGGCTATCTCTCTCGCTTGCTCCATAGTCCACGCCATACCCAACACGGCAACAGCACCCACGCCTATTCTAAGTGCGTCAAAAATGCCTTCTACGACTATGATTGTGCCGCCCCCTACTCGGTTAGCCCCCCACAAACAGTGCTTGGCTTTGCGTACTTCTAGTTCATCTTTGCATACCAGATACCTCAGTGGGTTATCGTCTACAGCCCTAGCAACATAACTAACCGCCATCCCTTGGTGTATTACGGGGAACACTACTCTGTTTTTTGGGTATTCATCGATGGTAAATTTACAATCGTACTCGTCCGCTAACTGCATAGCATCCAAGTTTCTGTCCATCAAATACTCAATGTGGATGTCTGATGGTGTCCTGCTTCCTGGGATTCTTATATCTGTCGGGCGTTCAAAAGTTATCTCGGGCAACTGAATGCCATTTCCTGGGTATCGCTGCATGGCTAACCGCACTGCTTCACCTTTCGGCATGTTCATTATCCGTGCTAGTACTTCACCAACTGTATGCTTGCCACATCTCCAGCACGTAAATACCTTGCTTTTGAGACTATAACCCATGTGATTCCCTACCCCACCAGAACAGAATGGACAAGGCATAGAGAGCCAGCCATGTCGATAGTGCCGCTCACCTGTTCCTGCGATATGTACTCCGTATGCATCCAACAAATCCTGCATATTGATGTCTATTCGCATTTTCCCCCCAATATCTTACTAAACGAAACATCACTTGCTCCGTCCAAAACTTTATTTGCCATAGTAGCTTTCCGTTCTAACATCTTAATTAGCTTTTCTTCTACCGTGTCCATAGCAACCAGGAATGTATAGTTGCACACATGGTTCTGCCCAATGCGATGAATACGGTCTGCCATCTGGTGTAAGTCTGCTACGGTCATTGGCAACTCAACAAATAGCAAGTCAGATGCATTCGTCAGCGTTAGCCCTGTCCCAATGGCTTTGATATTCCCAATTAGGATTTGCTTGCTGCCGCTTTGAAACTTATCTAATAACCGTTCTTTGTTTGTCTCCCCACCAATTACCATAACCGATTTGTCTGGAAACGCTGTATGAAGCTGCGACGCTACTTCACGATGCCACCCAGCAATTATTAGGGGGCGATCGCTTTGCTCAATGAAGTCTTTTACCCATTGAATAGCTGCGTCCACTTTCGCCATTCCAAGTTCTGTATAAACCAGCCCAAAGCTTTTCTGAACATCTCCCTTCTGGAATAGCCCCGCATTTACCGCTGCTTCAATCTGCTTATTCATCTTGCTAGCACCCAAAATAGGCACAGGAACAATAGTCTGTATCTTCTCGGGCAACTGCGGCAACACCTCGGCTTTAGTTCTACGAATCATGCACGAAGACGAAAGCGCAACACGGAGTATATCAGCATTTTTTACCCCAACTATCTTTTCGACATGCCTTGTGAACCGTGCCCCATTTTTTAGCTTTACCCGAATTGGAAACTTACGGATGACTGCGCTGTACTCCAAGAATTCCCCTTTGGACCCTAGTATCTTCTTATCTATTGCATCCACTAGTGCCCATAGGTTTTCTGGTGAGTTGATGAGTGGAGTCCCTGTTAGCATGTAGCGAATTGGGGATTTGCCGATGGATAGAACAGCCTTGGTGGAGTACGCATGCCGATTCTTTATACGATGCGCCTCATCGCACACGATTATTTTGGGTTTGCGGCGATTTAGTTCCCCATGCCAGTCATCTGCGATCTCGTAGTTGCAGATCAGAACATCCGCAGTAGTCTCAAATGACGTGCGACCATTCAGAATCTCGTATTTGATCGTAGGTCGCCATTTTGTGAATTCCCTAGCCCAATTATGTTTCAAGTGGGCAGGACAAAATACAACCACCGGCCATGTATTTTGAATGGCTATTGTGGTTATCATCTGGAGCGTTTTTCCTAGCCCTTGTTCATCGGCGAGTAGTGCCCCATGTTTCACAATGAGTTTACGGACAGCTTCAGCTTGGTATGGCAACAATACAGATGGCAGTTCCCCATCGTAGATTTGCTTTTGCTGTATCGCGCTCTTTTTATTTAGGAGCTGCACAGAAAACACACATCCGTATTTGTGTGCGATGGCCATGTTCAGTAGTGTACACGGAACTACAAACCCATCAGTGTGTGTCTTCGTCTTCGGGAATTCTCGCCTTATTTGCGTAGAACTCTCCCCATGAATCCAAATCAGATTCTTCCCCCGAATCATCACCATATCGGCTTTCATATAATCCTTCTTCCTTCAAAATATGTCGAATTAGGTTTTTGGACATGGTACGGCGAATTCGTTTATTACGCACCAATGGCCTCTTGTAGCCCAATTCTTTTAGAATGCGGTTCGTCTCCCGATCCTCTGGTAGTGGGAATCGATAGTGGAGCAGGAACAGCACTTGCATCACACGATTTGCCTGACGCATAGACAAATCATGTAATCTGGCACACTGCCCCACCAACCTGCGCATTTCATTCATAGGGGAACGTTATAGCAGGCTGATGGGGAACATGTCAACTATTTAGCGCAGCTCTAATTCTTGCCATTGCACGTTCATATGACCCGCTACCAGGCGCTATGTGCGACCTAAACCACCGCTTCATCGCCCGACGTATACTGTTTATCGAATCGTCAGCAGCCCCAATTTGGTTCTCAAGCACAGCGATCACAAGCCGCCTGTCTATACTCCGCAGCTTTGCCAATTGCCGGTGTAAGTACTCTTCCAAGTCATCTCGTGTAGGACTCGGTAGCTCGGCAATGGAATCTAATGAAACCAATCGCTCTTTATATTCATCTCGTACATAATTGTGAAGTTTCCATTTTGCAGCATGTTTCCATAGTGGCAGCATCTCATCTTCAGGTAGATCATATTTCCCTGTTATACTCAGATAAGAATCAGTTAGTGCGTTTTCGATTAGGTCATCGTCGTAAACCGTATATAGGCGTGCTACTGAACGTTTGACCTCATTTTTTAGTTTTGCGTACATCGTTGTCATGTAATCATCTCCCATTTATTTATTGTGACAGTGTCTGTGCTATATGTTTGTCGGTTGATCTACTTTTCATCCAACAGTCTGTGCATTTTATTACTTCGAATCCATCTGCATAGCTGGGTAGCATGTGTCCTGGAGCTCGCCCACACTCCATGCAGTTTTCATACACAGGTGTTGTTGCTTCTTTTAGCCGCCGCAGGAATGATTCTACTACAGCATTCCTGGCTTGTAGCTCTTTTCCGTAATTCTCCCACATCTTGATACCCTTTTCTAGTGTAGCCCTGTCGAGTAGTGGCAATGTTGGGTCATCAGTAATTTCCACGATTAGCCCCATCCGAGCTTCCATCAGCGGGACCAACTCATCAAGAGCAACGTGTCTAGGAACGTCATCGTCTAAAACATAGTGTAGCATCATTTTCTCCTATATCTCAATTTTTACGGTGTCATACTCTACTGCGTCATCATCTATCCAGTGCACTTCCTGGTTTACACACCAGACAAGTGTTTCATCGGGCAAGCAATATAGTTCACCATCAAACGACTTGTCAGCGTACATCGGCATACTGTGCGGTTTATCCCATTCCCCGTCATGCACCAAAAGCGCATATTCGAACCCATCTTCTCGCATGACAGTCTGAATCGCTGTTGGCATATCCTCGACATGTATGAACTCACCTTTAGCTTCACAGTGTCGGAGACGTTTTCGGTCATCCGCATATTTCTTTGGGTCAACAAGCTGGTCAGACGTATGTAAGATGTCGTTTAGTGGGCTGAAAAAGAATAAGTAGGGGTCATCCCCAAATCCAGCAGCGGCGAATCGGTCTGTAGCATAAATAGGCATGGTTATTCTCCTTTAGTGTTTGATGTGAAAAGCTGCGGCCATCTTTCGCGGATGCTTGTATATCCTGGGTCTAGCTTATTTGCTCGGGTGCCAATAACAATGTGGTCGTCGAGCCGTAGCCCCATAATGTTGCATGCATCATTTAGCCGTGTAGTCACCCGCACATCGTCTACGGATGGTTCGTGGTCTCCTGTCGGATGGTTATGTGCGACTATCATGGTAGTAGCATTGGCCATTAGCACGGGTCGCAGCACTTCTCGAATGTGGAAGGAACATGCGTTTGCCTCTCCCAATGCTACAATCTGCGGGCCACCTATCACTTTGCATTTGGTGTCTAGCGGAAGCACAACAACCATCTCTTTTGGCTCGGTGAATAGTGGACGCAGCAATTTGTACACTTCTGCTGGCTGGCGTACCTGGGGGCGCACTTCAGCGATGTATGCAGCACATTCTTCCATCAATTGGTGATAAGTCTTTTTCATGTAATCTCCATGTTTCACAATGAGTTTACGGACAGCTTCAGCTTGGTATGGCAACAATGCTGAAGCTGTCCGTTTTAGGGGGGTTTAGCCTAATTCTTTCTCAATGGCAAACGCAAGCGCATCTGCACAGTAGGGAATATCAGATTTGTCTCCGGGTGTATGCCACCCAAAGCCATCAGCCAAGTCGAATATCACCTTCACTTCCTGTTCGATCAATGTGCTGCCATAGTAGTACCGTTTTCCATCGTATATGATGGCTGGGTTGTGTGGAGTAAACGCACCATTTTCCAGGTGGTCTTCCATCGCAGCTTCAATTGCGGCAACTAATTGTTTTATAGCTTTGTCTGTCATCGTGTGTTCCTTTCGTTGTTTGAAATGGTTATCTACAGCATTCAATGTGGTTTCTGTCTGCATCGGCAACAAGCGGCAGTGTGCTAGTATCGATTGTGTCATCTTCATGGTAAGCATAGTATAGATTACCATGTACACACCGCTTCACAATAGCGATGTCTCCGTAGTTAGGCTGATGCGCCAAAACAATCGCGCCTTCTTCTAATTCATCAATGTACTTGTGTTTCATGTTTAGTTTCCTTCCGTTGTGGGTAGTTGGTAGATGTCGGGAATGGTGAATGCATTTGGTTTGGCTGGTCTGTACGGCATAATAATCGCCATCAGTGAGTGGTACATGTAAATTGATGGGCCGTTTGAACAATACAGTCCGTCGGGAACATCAGTTTTACAGCCAATGCAAGCCAGAGCCGATGAGAACTGCGCCATCAAGTGTGGGCTAAGAATCGGCGGTATCCCATCAAACTCTGTAGGAACCACAACACGCCAATTTGGATATGGTGCCTCGTGAACCTCTGTGATGAGTGTAATGCCGTGGCTAGTGCGGATGTGGACTTTATTTTCTTCCAAGCGCAGATAAAAGAATGCATCATTATATTTTGCAGGGGTTCGCACCATATTTTTCACAACCTGCTCGGGTAATGTGAAGTCATACATGGGGCCAGGATGTGCTTTTGTTGTAGGTGTCGAAAAAGCCAGGAGCCATCGCCCATCTGAAGCTATTACCGCACTTTCATTTCCGTGCCGCTCAACATGCACCCCATTCCGTGGGCCAGAACGCAAATCGTCTTTCATACATGCGTGAGCCACCGCTTTGAAGCCCCCAATGTTTACTCTGAATTCATCTGTTGTCATTATTTGTCTCCCAATAGTTGTTTGAATTTGGCCATCGCCTCTTCCGGCGTGTAGCCATTGTAGGTTTGGTACACATCACCATATGAAAGTGTCATCCCGTAGGTGTTGTGGGAAATGGTGATCTCCCTCGACCACACCACCAAATCATGTATTTCATCCCTTGTTAGTAGTTCCATGCCATATCTCCCACTTATTAACTCGGCTGTCTTTCGTGATTCCATTCTTTCGCATCTTCTAGTTCCTTTCTAATTACCTGATTTCATAATACACACGGTTTTTTATCCACAAGGCATTTATCCCTTTATACTCCAAAGCCCATTGTAATTCACGACCACAAATAATTTCTGATTTGCTCATTTCTTTAATTCCTCCCGAAGTCTCTCTTTGTACCATGTCGGAGCATTCCCTGCTGGAGAATACCACCGACCACCCAATTCAACATCATCCATCTGCGGCCATCTCCCACGCCAAAAGGTATAGAAGATAAATGCCATGTCCGTGGATTTCTGTGCGTCATACCGATCTGCCATTGCGTAGAACTTTTTGTTGCCTCCATGTTTCAAGTTCAAAATGCGGTTTACTTCTTTCACCATCGGTTTGCGAATTTGAAGCACTCCAACAGCACCCCCATCTCGACTCACCGCATTTGGGTTATTGCGGCTCTCGACTGCCTTAAGTGCATCTATCACCTTAGACAAATCGGAACCACTGCTAGCCCCCACCAAAATTAGTAGGGGAACAATACATGTTTTACGTTTCATATTAGACATATCACCGCACCAATGGTCTTTAGTGTTTCTTCAAGGTAATTAGCATGCTCCATCACAATACAGCCCTGAAACCAACTATGGTCTCGAATCGCAACTGTGTACCATCTTTCCGGTTTATCGCTCATCGTATACTCCCTTGATTTTGCTGATTTTGAAACAATGCAAACATCCAGAATCATCTACCAGCACTAATGATTCTGCAAACTCATCCCAGCCAACTATGCGCCCAATGACATCCCTGCCAAATCTGCGTAGTTTGGTTTTCATCCCTATCACTGCCCAGATAGCATGTCTCCGAGCATCTGCGGTTTTTGCCATCTTCCATTTTCTTATCATCTGTTCCATCTGCATTTCTCCTTATGCTCTGATGTTTCGTACCTCTACAAACAATGCCTCCTCGGAAAGCACCCTGACCTGATCCTCATGTGCTCCGATTACTTTCCCAATGCGGTAATGCCCATGGTGAAAGAACATGATTTTCATCCCAATCATTTTGCTCAATGCCGCCACCTTCTTAATCCTGGAATGGTGCACGTCTCTACATGCTACTGCCCATGCGTTCAATACTGCTTGTACTTCGTTCATCGTATAATCTCCATTTTGTTATTGTATAGGAAGCACCACACCATATGGTGCATTCGTTTTCATCCCCCAAACATGTGCCCAGATAACCTTACATCCAGGATTGGGGGGAAATCGGTAAAATTCCATGTCAGTAATACAAATGATCACTTTAGGAGTTTTCTCCATTGCCGCAGCAAATCCAGGCGTCATGTCTGTACTGCCGCCCACCTTCATGTTCGCAATAAACACGTCCATATCATCGCGGCTCTTCACCGCCGCCCTTTGGACTACCCCGGTGTTGCAGGTAATGATGTCCAATTCCAATTCTTTGTGGGAACTAGCCATTGAACCCATCTCGGCCATCACGTCTCTAGTAATCTCGTACATGCTCCCAGAAACATCGACTACTACAGC